TCTTCTCACCCATTGTTGTGCTGGTACATTTAAATCAACCCAATTTAATTCTTCAAGAGGAACATCAGAAGGTAATTTTATTACATCTTTATTTTGTTTTAAACATGCCGCTCTATCATCAGGTCCTACATCATAATACCAATACCAAACAGCCTTTCCTACATACATGCTATAATTATTCCAATTAAATCTTCCTCCCGGTGTATTATATAACATAACATTTTTCTTACCATCGGGTAGTCCTGTTACTCTATATGTTAATGAACCACCTAGTATTCTGTTAAGAATATTGGCCTCTTGCATTCTTATTAAATAATCAAATCCTGACATCATATAATAAGAACCTTGATTACCCATTTGAGCAAATCCTGCTTGGTCACCACCAAGTCCTATACCACCACCAACACCAGCAAACCCACCCAAACCAAATGCGGTCCAAGCCTGATTACTAAACCAAAGAAGTTCATTTATTTCTCTACCCGCAGGTATCTCGTAATTCTGTGTGTTGGCACTTAATACAAAATAATCCTTTTTTAAAACCCATGGACCCATTGTTTGTAAACCAACAATTTTTGAATATGAATAAGCAAATTGTTGTTCAAAATCCATAGTTCTTGTTATCAATGCATTTGCCACGGATTTTTCAGACATATTTAAATTAACTAAGTTAACCCACTGACTTTCTATCAACCAATCTAAAGTATATTGTTCATAGTCTTGAATAGAAAGTTCCATTAAAGAATCCATCATTTCATCTTCAATTTCAACACTTCTTAATGGAGCCCCCAATAAATGTCTAACTCTTGTATATATTTTCGACCTTTCTGGTTCTGGTATTACAGGCATATCTTTTTTTATAATAAATATCATCAATAATGTTCTATTTCACATATTGACTATGACATATAATTATTGCCTTAACTCATTAATTCTTTGTAATATTTCTTCAGCTGCGTTGGCGGAGTTTTGATTATCTCCCATCACTGTGGCAATTACTTGTTTTTTATTATTTAATATGTCATATATGATACCTTCAATTGTGTTTTCAAATATTGGGTAGTAAACCAAAACATTATTTTTTTGACCGTATCTATAACTACGGTCTTCTGCTTGTGAGTGGTCTGAAGGTAAAAAAGATAAATCATTCATTATGACAGCTTCAGCGGCGGTTAGTGTAATACCAACACCTGCAGCTTTAATATTACCAACAAATACTTTTATTTTTTCATTTTCTTGAAATTGGTCGACGCTGTTTTGTTTTTCTATTTTTGACATTGTCCCATTTAACTTAACGGCAATTTTACCAAAGTGTTGGGTTATCTTTTCTAAAGATTCTGTAAAGTTGCAAAATACAATCACTTTTTTTCCTTGTTCAATAATATTTTCAGCCAATTCAATTGTCTGTTCTATTTTTTCATTTGCAATTATTTGTCGTATTTTTGTAAGTTTTGTAAACTGAATTGTTAATGATTTTGATTCTTCGGGATTTTTATCATACCAATCATAATATTCACCCATAACTTCTTCATATTCTTTAGATTTTAATCTAAGATAGATTGGTGTGATTATTTTTTCGGGTAAATCAAGAACATCTTCTTTTAATCTTCTTAAGATTGTTGGAGCTGTCCTATCTCTTAATTCTTCCAAATTCGATGCTCCGACAACATTCCAAACTTTTCTACCCCCGACATTAAATTGATATCCTTGGCAATATCTAATGGCATATGCCATCCAATTTTTTGCGGTGGGAGAATCAACCAAACTTAATAAATTAAAATAATCAATAGGTCTAGATGTCATCGGTGTACCAGATAGTAACCACAACCTATCAATATTTTTTACAAAATCATTAATTAGTTTTGTTCTTTGTGCTGTAACATTTTTGATATAGTGTGCTTCATCAATAATAACCAAATCAAAATTGGCTCTAACAATTTCTGACTTATCTTTCTTTTTAATTTCATGGAAGTTTTTTATTATGTCGTAATTTATAATAACAAAATCGTGTTCCGTACTAAAGTTTTTACCTTCGGAAATAAACACCGACTTATCTGTATAATTTTCAATCTCTCTTTTCCAATTTATTTTTAAAGTTGCCGGACAAATTATCAAAACTTTTTTTACACCAGACTCTAAAGCGGCAATAATCGTACTGGTGGTTTTTCCAAGACCCATATCATCGGCCAAAATAAATTTTTTATTTTCAACTAACTTTTGAATCGCTTCTTTTTGATGTGGTAATGGAGGACGATTTGAATATTTGTCATAATTAATAACAATATCTTTTACTGTGTTGTCTTTAATAATTGAAACCTTTGGTAACCAAAAATCGTGAAGTTGTTCTGTTTCAAAAACTTTTCCCCAAACATGGTAAGCCTTTTCTTTATCAGCCAATAATTTTTCAATCCAAACTTTTTCAGGTATTTGTGTATATAATTTATCGTCCGCCAATTTTTGCGCAAAATATGTATCTAATATTACCCACTTTTTTGCAATCTTTGGGGGTTTGTCATGGAAGTTAATTATATATTCAGATTGACTTCTTGTTGGATAAAACTTTTTATTGATTTGAGATTTTCTTTTTAATTCAAAAATATAGTTATTACCTCCATCATATGTTTCAAGGATGGACATCGCTTTTGATTCTAAAGATTTTGCAAATTCAGTCATTAAAAAATTACTCCGTTGTTATAATTTGTGAAAATCTCATCTCCCTCTTCGATATCATTTATTGAATAAAAAACAAAAATACCTTCTTCATTTTTTGTATACCAATCAGCATTTGCATTTTTAGAATGGTTATAATATGAACCATACCCCATTACAAGGGCATGTGTTGTCCACATTTCACCTTTTGGAAAACAGAATGCGTAGTTTGAAAAAACGGGAATTTTTTCCTCCTTTGTTTGTGGAAAAGGTAAGAAAGAACATTCTTCTAATACCTCCCCTTTGATTATTTTTGATGACGCAAAAACCCCAAGACCATGTATTGGACTTTTCCTCAACACTATTTTAGTTGGTGGTTTGATAAACATTTGGAGTAAATATAATTAATAATAAAGTATTTATCAATAAGGAAAAAATAAACATAATATGCAAAAATTAGTTCCAGTAACACGTCTCGGTAAATTCTTTGGTGATGAAGATTATAATTTAGATATTAATATGGGTGAAGAATGGTTATTGGGAGATATGAATTTTACAATAATATTGTATCGTGTTGATAGGTATAAAACAAAAACGGATGATGTTTATGGTGAAGCATTAAAAGACGGAATTCAATTTTTGTCCCCTATTGAACTTAAGGGTTATGTTCAGATTATGGCTCCAACAAATCAAAAACTTGGAACCTCAAAAGTTCAACAAGATGAGCCAGGAAATTTAAGATTCTCTATTTATCAACAAACTCTTAGTGAAATGGGTGTTGATATTCAGTTTGGAGATTATATCGGATATTATGAAAATGAGAAAAAAGTAAGATACTATAGTGTGTCTGATGATGGTAGGGTGGTTTCAGATAATAAACATACGTACGGGGGAGTCCGTCCTTTTTATAGAACGGTTATTGCAACTCCTGTAAATGAAAACGAATTTAGAGGAATATAAAATATTATGAAAATTGTTATTAACGAATCTCAATTTGATTCTTTATTTATAGGTAAAAAAGTTATGGTTTATTATAATTTACATAAACATACTTTTTCAGTAACATATGACGGTAAAGTTATTATGCATGCCGATTATGTTAAACTTGGTGATGTTGAATTTAGAGTTAGACAAGGGGGTAAGGAAAAAGTTAGGAGTGAAAAAAGTAAAAATGTTCACGCATTTGTAATAGGTAAATTATTAGATTATTGTGAATTTCCTTGTGATGATTTACCTCTAAAACCATTTGGAAAAGTTGTAACATACAATCCTTATATGTTTGATACTTTTGTATATAAAGATAGTGAAGAACCAGTTTATTCTGCAAATGAAGTTAATATGATAAATTCTAAAGATAAAATATTTGTAACAAAAAAATAATTATGGGGTTTCCAAAACAAATAAAAAAAACATTACCGTTAGTTCCAAAAAAAGAACTATCTGAACGCAGACATCAATTATTGGAATACATTAATAAAGATGGGACGTATCTACCTAAATCAGTATTACATGCAGATTTGGATAGAGGTATGTTAGATTTTGTTAAAGAAGAATTAAAAGTTGTGAGTGAAGGTGCTGTTGTACCTATGATTGATATTATGATTACAACACAAAACTGGTCTCAGTTTGCAGAAACAGGAACTTTTCAAGATAACGATTTAAACGTTAAACTTCCGTTCATTACTGTTGTTAGAATGCCTGAAGTAAAATACGGAACAAATCCATCATTACAATATACAATACCAAATAGAAAACAATTTTATTACGCATCAGTTCCAACTTGGGACGGAAACAGACAAGGTATGGATATATACACAATACCACAACCCGTACCTGTAGACATTAACTATAGTGTAAAAATTATTTGTAATAGAATGAGAGAATTAAATCAACTAAACAAAGTTGTTTTACAAAAATTTTCTTCGAGACAAGCATACACTTTTATTAAAGGACAATATGTTCCAATAATAATGAATAATATTTCTGACGAGTCTGTTATGGATTTGGATAAAAGAAAATATTATATACAAAATTATGATTTCACAATGTTGGGTTATCTAATCGACGAAGAAGAGTTTCAAGTTAAACCAGCTATTTCAAGGGTGGTTCAATTATTTGAACTCGATACAAGTCTTTTAAGAAAGAAACCTTCAAGGTTCCCTGAAAATCCTGATGAATTTAAATTAGACTTTTTATTCGTTGTTGATAATAATACATTAAGTGATATTATAGATTTTACGGCAAATATGAATTTAGTATCGACAGATAATGTTGATTCTTTTGACGTTTATATAAACAACAATTACTACGGTAGTTACGTTGAAATAATTCAAATTACAACAAACGATATTTTAAGAATTGAAGTCACTAAAAATGATGATACAAAAGATGCTACAATTGTTTATAATTGTAAGTTAGTTTAATTCTCACCATAGATATCTTTTTTCTCTTTACACTTTTCAAAAATTAAATTTTCCAAAAATTTATAAATCTTAATACCCCTCTTGTCACAGTATTTTTTTAACACATCATGTGACTCTGGTGATATTTTAATGTTCTTTATTTCCTTCTTTGTTTTCATAGGTAGAAAAAAGGCAGAATTAATTCTCACCATTTACAAATATATATTTAAAAGTCAAGTTTTTTCACATTCTATTGAATATTTATCATTAAAATAAATCCATAATAGAATTATTAAATAATGGCAACAGCACAAGCAAATCAAAAAGTATATGTATCACCAGGCGTATACACTTCTGAGACAGATTTATCATTTGTAGCTCAAAGTGTCGGTGTTACTACGTTAGGTTTAGTAGGGGAAACTATAAAAGGTCCTGCATTCGAACCAATCTTTATCACTAATTACAATGAATTCCAAGCTTACTTTGGGGGTACAGAACCCATTAAGTTTGTGAATACTCAAATCCCTAAATACGAAGCGGCTTATATTGCCAAATCTTATTTACAACAATCAAATCAATTATTTGTAACCAGGGTTTTAGGATTATCTGGTTATGACGCTGGTCCTTCGTGGAGTCTTAGTTTGATTGCTAATGTTGACCCAACAACAATTGATATTGATTCTGTAATATCTGTGGATACTTGGACAGCAAATTTTACAGGTAATTCATCGGCAAATACGTTATCATTCACAACTACTTTACCTAATGAAATTTTGGTTAACTTAAACAAACAATATAGATTATCTGATGGTAGTGTATCGACACTATCTCAAGATTTTACTAATATAATTAATTCTATCTACGATAGTCCTCAAACATCAGCAACAACTGTTGTTATGTATGGTGCAATACCTGAAGACGATTATACTGGACTTACAGCAACATATTCCGCAATTACTAATGTTTATGGATGTGATACAAATGATTTGGCAACAAATGATTTAACCGCATCTTCTAATGACCCTTGGCTTTACGCTAATTTTGACATTACAAGTGGTAATGATTATACAGGATATTCTTTTGATTACGTTGTAACATCTTTAGTTTCTGGAGCATCAAATACTTTTACAGGTACAACATCAGGAGCTACATATTCTTTCACAGGAACAGCATATAGTAATTTTAATAATATGGTTGTTTCAACACTTCGTTCAAGAGGTATATCGTTATATTCTAATAATGCTAGCAGTGTTGACCATGGACCTGTTTATGAGGTTAGTGGATTGACTGATTTACAATTAGTTTGTAGTGGTCAGTATTCAGGTATAACTCAAAACCCATATGCAACATTTTTACTTTCAGGTATTACTAACGATAGTAAAACTTTCTCATTTGAAGTTTCAATGTTAGCCTCTTCTTCAAAATATATTACAAAGGTTCTTGGTATTGATAACTTTGGTAAAAACAGAACTCAGGTTCCCATTTTTGTTGAGGAGTATTATCAAGCAACATTAAATTATGCTTATAACAAAGGTTATATTCGTGGTTTAAAATGTGACTTAATTGCTCTTCCAGATGCAAGAAGTCAAAACCCTTCATCTATTGCTTGGAATTTAGAAAAATATCAATCACCAGAAACTCCTTTCTTAGTTTCAGAATTAAGAGGTAATAAAGTTTATAGATTATTTAAATTTATTTCAATATCTGATGGAGCTGCGGCAAATACAGAAATTAAAGTTTCAATCGCAAATTTATCATTTAATAATATGACGTTTGATGTATTAGTTAGAAATTTCTACGACACAGATGCAAATCCTATTGTCATTGAAAAGTTCACAAATTGTACAATGGACCCAGGTTTAAATAGTTTTGTAGCTAAAAAGATAGGCTCTTCTAATGGTGAATTTGCATTAATTTCAAAATACATTATGTTGGAAATGGCAGATGATTATCCTGTAGATGCTCTTCCTTGTGGATTTTATGGGTATACTCAAAGAGAATATGAGAGTGTTGATAATCCATCCCCATACCCTGTATATAAAACAAAATATTATTATCCTGGTGAAGTAGTATTCGACCCTCCATTCGGAACAAGTTCAGGAGGTTCTAATGCTGTTGAATCTGGAGGTGATATTGTTAGAAGAACTTATTTAGGTTTCTCAAGTCAACTTGGAATCGATGAGTCTTTCTTAGAATATAAAGGTAAACAAAACCCTGTAGTTGGGTGGGAAACTGCAACTGATTCTGCGCCATGGAATTACTTAAGTAAAGGATTCCATATGGACTCAGGAGCTACTGTAGTTTCAATTTCAAGTTCTGAATTATTAACAAGTGGTGAAACTGCTTTTGAGTGTGGAGTTGCAGATTTTAGATTTGACCCAGAAACTCAAGAAAATCCTTATTATTTTATTTACTCAAGAAAATATACAATATGTTTTGCTGGTGGATTTGATGGATGGGATATCTATAGAGAATATAGAACAAACCAAGACAGATTCCAATTAGGTGCTTCCGGTTATTTAGCAGGAGCGGCACCTTCAACAAGATACCCAACAGCAACAGGAGACGGAATGTTCAAGAGAATTGTTGTTCAAAACAATACTCAAGATTTTGCAAACTCTGACTACTACGCTTACTTACTTGGTATTTTAACTTTTGCAAATCCTGAAGCAACAAACATTAATGTTTTTGTAACTCCAGGTATCGATTACGTTAATAACTCAAACTTAGTAGAAGAAGCCATTAGTATGGTTCAATATCAAAGAGCAGATTCTGTGTATATCGCAACAACACCAGATTATAACATGTATACTCCTGACGGAACAAGTCAATATGACGTGATTTATCCACAAGAGGCTGTTGATAACCTTGATAACACAGGGATTGACTCAAACTATACAGCGACTTACTATCCTTGGATACTTGTAAGAGATACTGTAAATAACACACAAATATATCTTCCACCAACAGGTGAAGTTTGTAGAAACTTAGCATTAACAGATAACATTGCATTCCCTTGGTTCGCATCAGCGGGTTACACAAGAGGTCTTGTAAATTCAATTAAAGCTAGACGTAAGTTAACTCAAGAAGATAGAGATACACTTTATCAAGGTAGAATTAACCCAATCGCTACTTTCTCCGATGTAGGAACTGTAATTTGGGGTAACAAAACTTTACAAGTAACTGAATCAGCGTTGAATAGGTTGAATGTAAGAAGATTATTACTACAAGCTCGTAAGTTAATATCTGCTGTAGCTGTAAGATTATTGTTTGAACAAAACGACCAAATCGTTAGACAACAATTCTTAGATAGTGTTAATCCTATTTTGGATTCAATCAGAAGAGATAGAGGTCTTTACGATTTCCGTGTAACAGTTTCTTCTTCTCCAGAAGATTTGGATAGAAATACACTAACAGGTAAAATATATCTTAAACCTACGAAGGCGTTAGAATTCATCGATATTGAGTTCTTCATCACACCAACAGGTGCTTCGTTTGAAAATATCTAATAAAAATAACTGGGGTACATTTTGTATCCCAGTTTTAATTTAACATGAGAAAAGAATTTAAAGAAGGTTTTAAAGAAGAAGGTACTCCTGACATGAAATATTATGCATTCGATTGGGATGATAATATTGTTCATATGCCAACAAAAATTATTCTAAAAAATGAAGAAGGTGATGAAGTCGGAATGAGTACTGAAGATTTTGCCGAATATAGAACAATGATTGGTAAAGAACCCTTTAATTATAATGGAGAAAAAATTGTAGGATTTGCTGAAAGTCCTTTCAGAAACTTTAGAACCGAAGGAGATAAAACTTTTCTGATTGATGCGATGAAGGCAAAACCAGGACCAGCATTTGATGATTTTAAAGAATCAATAAACAATGGGTCTATTTTTTCTATAATCACCGCTAGAGGACATAATCCAAACACATTAAAACAAGCAATATACAATTATATTATTACGGGATTTAACGGAATTAATAAAAATGAGTTAGTTAAAAACTTAAAAAAATATAGGTCTTTTGTGGATGAAGATGATATGTCAGATAATGAACTTATTAAATCTTATTTAGAACTTAACAAATACCATCCTGTAACGTTTGGTGGAGGTTCTAGTGCTAACCCTGAAGAATTAAAGGTTATGGCAATGGATGATTTTGTATCATACATAAAAGGGATGGCATCGTTATTAAATAAAAAAGCGTATCTAAAAAAAGATATTAGCAATAAATTTATACCAGATAAACCATTAATTGGATTTTCTGATGATGATATTAGAAATGTTGAAGTAATGAATAAACATTTTAAAGATAAACCAGATAAACTAGTTAAGACTTATTCTACTGCCGGAGGAATTAAGAAGGAAGTTAAATAAGAAATAATTTATTTAAAAATAAAGTAAATAGAAAAATTTTTAAGTACGATATATTTATAAAAATAAACAAAAAAACAAAATTATAATAATATGGCTGATTTACTAATGAAAATGCCGATACCGTATGAACCGAAACGTCAGAATCGATTCATTTTAAGATTTCCATCAAGTTTGGGAATAAATGAGTGGTTTGTAGAAACAGCCCAAAGACCTCACATCACTATCAATCCTGTAGAAATACCTTTTTTAAATACATCAACATTTGTTGCGGGTAGATTTAACTGGCAAACACTTAACGTGACATTTAGAGACCCAATAGGACCTTCTGCGGCTCAAGCCCTAATGGAATGGGTTCGTCTACACGCTGAGTCTGTTACAGGTAGAATGGGATACGCTGCGGGGTATAAGAAAGACATTGACTTGGAAATGCTGGACCCAACTGGAGTTGTTGTTGAAAAATGGATATTATATGGTACATTCTTAACAGATGTTAACTTTAATACATTAGCTTACAATGCAGATGCTTTGGCAACAATCGCAGCAACACTAAGAATGGACAGATGTGTATTAGTTTACTAATTTTTTAAAGAAAAGATTTATTTAAAAATAATAACAATTATACTTAACCGTAAAGCACATAAACTTTACGGTTAATTTTTTTATATGGATAATCAAACTAGAGACTACGCTCAACAAAATTTTACATTACCACACGATGTGGTTCCTTTACCATCACAAGGAGTTTTTTATAAAAATAAAAAAAAGTCAATTAAAGTTGGATACTTAACTGCTTCTGATGAAAATATATTAATGGCTGGAGGAGCAGACCTTACATTAAACCTTCTTAGAGCAAAGATATACGAACCAGATGTTAGAGTGGAAGATTTATTAGAAGGTGATGTTGAATCAGTTTTAATATTCTTAAGAAACACTGCTTTCGGACCGGAAATAAATTTAACTTTAACTGACCCCCAAACAAGGAAACCATTTCAAACAACTGTTAGATTGGATGAATTACCAATAATTAATGGACAAACTCCATTAGAAGATGGTACGTTTGTAACACCATTACCTAAATCACAATCAACGGTTAAGATAAAACCATTAAGTTATGGTGAGGTTATGGAAATACAAAAAATGACAGAGTCGTATCCTCAAGGAAGAGTTGCTCCGAAAGTAACATGGAGACTACAAAAAGAAATTATTGAAGTTGACGGAAGTACTGATAGAGCCGAAATTGCAAAGTTTGTAGAACAAATGCCTATTGCGGATTCAAAATATATTAGACAATTTATGGATTCAAACGAACCAAAATTAGATATGAATAGAACAGTAACAGCCCCATCAGGAGAAAAACTAACATTTAATGTTGGGTTTGGGGTTGATTTCTTTCGTCCTTTCTTCTGATTATAGGAAAGGTCAAATAGATGAATTTTACTATTTGAATACATTAATGAAAATAACATATCAAGATTTCGAAAAGATGCCAATTTTCGTTAGAAAATATCTTCTCGATAAATGGATTGAAGAAAACAAGAAGGACTGAAAAATCAGTCCTTCTTCTATTTATAATAGAACAAAAAAAATATTATGGCCGATTTTGAACAACAAAAAACTCCTGAACAATTAGCCGCAGAGTATAAAAAAGAATTAGAATCTATGAAAGATTCTTTTAAAAAAACTTTTTCATCTGAGATTTTGGAAAATATGGCTATGTCTGCTGAAAAAATGTATTTGGCGGCAAAAACATTAGATAAAAGTTTCTTAACTTCTGGAACAAGAATTGATGAAATGTCTTCGGCATTTGCAAACGCAGTTCCTGTTGTTACAAGACTTGGTGGTTCTATAACTGATGTTGGACAAACAATAACAGATATTGCGGAATCTTCTAGAAGAAATGTTATTGAAACAGAAGAAGTTATTGGAAAATTATATGCAACATCACAAGTTTTAGGTAAAAGTGTTGGAAGTATTGTTACCGCATTTAGTAATGTTGGAGTTCAAACTGAAAATATAGGTAAAAATGTTGAGGATTCTGTGCATTATGTTCAAAGTATTGGACTTAATGCCAAAACAGTTATGGGAGATGTTTTAAACAACATGGACCTATTAAATAGATTTAATTTTTCTAATGGTGTTGAAGGTTTAACAAAGATGGCAGCACAAGCTTCAATGTTAAAATTTGATATGAGAATAACTGCAGATTTTGCGGATAAAGTGTTAAGTCCTGAAGGAGCTATAGAAGCTGCATCTGCATTTCAAAGATTGGGAGTTGCTGTTGGGGATTTAGGTGACCCATTAACTATGATGAATGATGCTTTGGTAAATCCGGGAGCATTACAAGATAGTATTATTAAAGCGACACAACAGTTTACGGAATTTGATGAAAAAACAAAAACATTCAAAATAAATCCACAAGGGATTTTAACTTTAAAAGAAATGGCAGGTCCATTAGGAACAACCGCAGCTGAATTATCAAAAGCGGCAATTGCATCCGCTGATTTAAATAGAAGATTATCTGATGTTAAATTAGATATTCCTGAAGATGATAGGACATTATTGGCGAATATGGCGGTAATGAAAGATGGTAAATATCAAGTTAAACTTGGGTTAGATAAACAAGGACAAGAAATATGGGAAGGCCTTGGAGACGTAACAAAAGACCAGTTTGGTAAATTAAAGGAGATTCAAGAAAAATCTCCAAAAACTATGGAAGATATCGCTAGAGGTCAAATGGATATTACCCAAAGAATTGCTGCGGATGTTAAATCAATTGCAGAAAAGGCAGGATATAGTGTTGCTGATTTGTCTGTTATTAGAAAAAATATTTCAGGACTTGATAGACTTTCCAATGTTGTTACTGGAACTGTTAGCGGAGTTGTACAGAAAGCTCCAATTACGGAAGAATTATCTAAAGCTATGGTAGGAATTGCGGATTTAGTTAAAGGTAAAGATAAGATGAGTGATAAAGATTTCCAATTAAAAATAAAAGAAACTGAAAAAAACTTAGAAAGCAAATTTAAAGGAGTACAAGGAGACGCGTTAACGGTATTAAAAGACGCTATTAAAGATATCAATAAAAAAATAGAACCAGGAAGAAGTGATATTGAAAAATATGCTAAAAGTGAAATATTTGAACCTTTGGCAAAATATCTTAACGGGGAAAAACAAACAACAAAACAAAAACCAACAACACAAGTAACAAATCCAAACACAACCAAACCACAAACAAAAATGACACCACAAGCGGAAGCGAATCAAAATGTTCGTATGCCAGTTGTTGCCTCACCAAATCAAACAGGTCAAATTGCATCTGCCAATTATGATAATTTAAGAGGAGTTAAAGGAACAGGTAATGAATCATTAACAACTGCTGTTGATGGACAAATTGATTTTGGTACTTTAACTATGAATATTAATATTAATTCAACATTAGGTGTGGATAAAAAATTACTTGAAGATAGTTTGGGGAGTGTTGAATTTAGAAAAGAATTTAAAGATGGTGTCATTGATTTTGTTAGAAAAAGTTTAGTTGATGACGGTGCAATAAAAAAAACAGGGATGGCCTAAATTTAAAAAAATTATAGATAATCTATTTATTATAAATAACGTATAGATGCCAAGTCCACTACTGATAGATTCTGCGGGGTTTAGAAAAAAATTGATAACAAGGAACTTAGTACCTTATGCCAAGTCCCCCAATAAAGCTGACCCCCCAATTGATTACGAAGTAATTCAATCAGATTTATCTGTTATAGATAGTCCGGACCAACTTATTGATGAACCTTCCTTTGCGAATAAATTATTTCCATTAAACCAATATGGTAATGATGGTGGATATAAACAAGTCCCTGACCCAGGTTCTTTGTTAAATAATAAATCAAATGAAGGTGAATATGGGTTCCAAGACGCTCATATAATTGATGAGGGATATGATGCTCCAAGAAATTGGAGACCATTAAATGCTTATGCGGATACAACACAAATTTTTGATGCGGCAAATGCTATAGCATCTTTTGAAACGGTAAGACCTGACCAAGATAGAACACCAAATAGTCAACCATATCCGGCATCAATAGTTAATTCATCATATTCTCCAGCATCTATTTTATTAACTAAAGACCCTTTAGGTAGTAATGGTTTATTAAGTCAAGACTCTTTTTTGGCTAGATTAGGTGCTGTAAAATTAAAAGAATCTTTTGAAAATAACATTAATAGGGAGATAGCAAAAAATACAGTAGGAAGAACTAACGTTTTTAATGTTAGAAGTGGTACTGACGTATTGAATTTAGTTACAGGTAGGGTTCCACTTATAGAACCTGATTATACTATTACAATGCCGGCCAATCCTGTATTAGCTGCAACCAATTATGCTTTAAGGTTAGCAGGAAGTATATTACCGGTATCAACAATACCGGGTTCGTATTTTGATACAAGTATTAATCCAGGACAACCAACAACTATAGCACAATTACAAAACGCTTTTAGACAATCAAATAATGGCGTTGGTAAATTTTTTAATAGATTATTAGGTGGTGATAAAACTGGCTCACAATTATTTTTAAATAATACAGGAGGAGGTCAAAAATCAAGATTATTTGGTAATTTAGATTATAACAAATTTAAACCTGATTACGACAGAACTCTATTTGATAGAGTAGCTGGAGTTCTTGTAGGCTCAACAACTAACAATAGTGATTTTTATGTTGGTTCAAAAACATCTGACCCGTCAAGAATATTTTCACCTGGTGGTGACTTACCAGTTAATTCATTTGGTCAAGAACAACAATCACCTGTATATGGTCCACAAGAAATGGCTCAGTTATATGAGGGACCAAGCCAAGACGTAAGGTTGGGTGCTAATGGTCCTACGTATAGTGATGGTGGTAATATTGAAGGAGGATTTACTTGGGTATCTCCAAAGTATAAAGGTAATGCTGGTAAAAAAGTTGGTATTGGTGGAGAAGTAACAAATCAAAGTCAAAACTTTAAACAAACATCATACGACTCAACAGAGTCAACAAATAGAACATTTAGGGAAGGTTCAATACTTGATGATACCCAAAGAATTATTGATAGTCAACCAAGCGGAGGAAGAAGATTACAACACGTAGGTAACGCTATTGACCAAGTAAGTAAAGTGTTCAATGATGGATATAAAGAATTAACAAAAGGTTCAAGAGTATTAAGTTACGTTGGTTCGATAGGAAATGAGGTTGGCACAGAATATTGTAGAGTTTTTGCGAAAGACATACCGTATCTTCAATATAATAATTTACAAAAAACAGATGGTATGACAACTGAAGGTAGAAAATTCAGTTATTCTGTTTTTGACAAAACATATAATCTTAATATTGCACCAAATAAACGAGAAGGTGGACAGGACTCAAGTAATTTAATTGGAGACACAACTCAAATTTATGCTAAGAAATATATGTTTTCATTGGAAAATTTGGCGTGGAGAACAGGTGGTTCACCTGGATATACGGTATCTGATTTGGCAATATGTGAAAGAGGACCAAATGGGGGTAGAGTAATGTGGTTTCCTCCGTATGGATTAGTTTTTACTGAAACCGTTAGTGCGAATTGGAACACCACCGATTTTATTGGAAGACCAGAACCGGTATACACATACAAAAATACAAGTAGAGGTGGTAATTTACAATGGAAAGTTGTTGTTGACCATCCATCAGTTTTAAATGTTATTGTAAATAAAATATTAACAAATGAAACAAACAAAGCAAGAATAGACCAAATGTTAGAATCTTTTTTTGCAGGATGTTTAAAATATGACTTATATGAATTGGCTAAAAAATATTATACAATACCACCAAATGATTTACAAAACTTACAAGATGCGATTTCATCAAAAAATTTAACAAAAGAACAACTACAATACTCACTTCAAACAGTACAATCTGGTAATAACTCTCCTGGTAATAGCGCTAGTCAACCGGTTACCTCAAGTAATGGTGCAAATTCTGCGCCAGAAGTAACATTTAAAACTTTTGAAAATTTGGGGTTTTATTTTGGAAATGATTATCCAAAAACTTTTGGTGTTAATTACGATACCGAATATAGTAGATATACATCATCAGGTAATAAAACATATTATCAACAACAATCACCAAGCACTTCAGAACAAACCTCATCATTTTTTAATAGCGTTGTAACATCTAACTATGATAAGTTATATGATTTTATAAATGAACTAGACAAACAATTAACTAATAATACAGAAGGAACTGTAACAATAACTATTGATGGAACAACTTCACCTCCAGCATCAAAAACATATAATCAAACACTATCTGAAAAAAGAATTGATTCTGCGTTTATATTTTTTTCATCAAACACCACCATCCAAAAGTGGATTAAAACAACAAGATTAATTATTAATAAAGGAAAGGCTTTAGGGGAAAATGCTGAAGTATTAAAATATGATGCAAAATCTGCTAAATTTATGCCTGCAGAAAAAGTTAGTTGTAGTGACAATGATGGAGACAATCAAAAAATTTCTAAAGAAATTTATACTACAAATGCTATGGCTTGTAGAAGAGCGTACATATCATCTATAACATCAACGCTAAAACAACCACCACCACAAGAACCAGTAAATGTAACACAACAAAACCCACCAGATGTTTTAGTTGGAACAAGAATTCCGGCAACAACAAAACCACAAAATTTAGAACAAAATCCTAAACCTAATGATAATATAACAAAAAAAGTCTTAAGGGCCTTATTGTCAGAATGTGATTATTTTGAAACAATAAAACAGGATACACCTATGGTTTATGATAATCTAAAAGAAAAATTAAAATTTTTTCAACCGGCTTTTCATTCTACAACACCTGAAGGATTAAATTCTAGACTTACTTTTTTACAACAGTGTATGAGACCTGGAGATACAATACCAACAATAAAACAAAATTCACCTGACGGTAAACCAGAATTACAGTACAATGATGCAACAAACACAGCATTTGGTTCTCCACCTGTTTTAGTTTTAAGAGTCGGTGATTTTTATAATACCAAAATTATTCCAACAAGTTTAAATATAACTTATGAAAATTTAGATTTAAATCCTGAAGGAATTGGAATACAACCAATGATTGCAAACATTACATTAGGATTTAATTTTGTTGGAGGTAGCGGATTAAAAACGGCTGTTGATAAACTTCAAAATGCTTTATCGTTTAATTATTATGCTAATACTGAAATGTATGATGATAGAGCGGATGTAACTGATGACAGTTTAAAAATCATAGATAAAAACTTTTCAGATTATCTAAAAACTGTTCCACCAACAACAAATCAAGTTCAAAACAATAATGGACAATCTAATGGTGATACTATCGGGTCAATAATTTCAACAGTAAAAAATCAAAGCGGAGACACTTCAGGAACAATATCTTATGCAACATTTATGGATAATTTTTCCGAAGCATCTCAAAATTATTTTATCAATTTTATTAATAAAAGTAAAGAATCTCTTAAACAATATAATAATGCGTTACTTCAAAATTGGACGGCTGAAAGGTTATATGTTGATGGAAATTTATTATCAAATACAATCTTTAATGTACAATTAATTGGAAAACCAAATTTAGATAGTAAAAAGAATGGATTAGCTTATAGAATAGATAAAGTATTTGACGATTTAATATCTAACATTAAAACCGATAATGAAGAAGAACAGGATAGATTTATAAAGTACATGTCACAAAAAAAACTTGGGTTTTCTGAAAAAGTTATTAGGCAGTTAAAGCATAATTATGGTAATTTTATTAAAAATAAAAAATCAAGATATCAAAACGATATAACACAGATAACACAAAGTATCACAATCGCTCAACAAAATTATATACATTATCTTAGTAAGGCTAACGTATTGTTGTATCCACCAACTCCAACGGAAGGAACTGATGGATATCAAGAAAAAAATGGCAATACTGTAATATACAATATTAGCGGAACAACAGATGTTTATCAAGGAAGTGTTGGTACAACTTTAGACGAATTAAATCAAGATATTAAAAAAATTGGAGATGGATTAATTGGGTATTATCAATTAGCACAAAATCCGGTGTCGTTTAAATATGAGTCAACAAATTATAATGGTTATTTATTATATGGTGGAAATAGTGAAAATGATAATACAAGTGCAAAAACTTTATTAAAAGAGGTTTTTAATCCATTTAGTAAATTGGAAGAATTTAGTAATAAAACTTTCAGACGAATGTATATGATTTTATCAAACGACATTATTGACGATAAAAATTTTCAAACGTTTAAAAAAGAAATTATTGGTGATATTATGAATAATTCAACTATACTTGGTAATGGAAATACTGATATAGACAAAGAATTTTCTTTTTATTGGTTAAGTATTGCAAAACCTAAATTTGAAAATGAAAATAGTATTACAACAGAATTCCTAAATAGTATTGAAAAAGGTGCGTTTAAGGATTTTGTGGTATATACGCCTTTTCCAAAAAACAAAAAAAGAATGTTTACTTATAAAACTTCAAATAATCCAGGGAGTGAACAAAAAAAATTAATTATCAGTTTGAATAACGCAACACAAACTGGAAATCAAAATACTAACACAAAAACATGGAACACTTCGGTTGGAACAAATGTATATGTTTCTAAAATAAAATTAAATTAATGGGATTTCCTTACTATAATAGATATAACGAATTTTTAATAAATGGAGAACAAACAGTAGTTCCTTTTGTTTATTTGCCTCAAAAGACAACTGATAAAGCTTATATATATAAAGTTGCTAAAAGTAGGTTAGATAAAGTTTCTCAAGAATATTATAACTCACCTTATTTTGGATGGTTAATTTTGCAAGCAAATCCTCAATTTGGAGGGTTAGAAAATTATATATATGATGGTGCGGTATTAATAATACCTTTTCCTTTAATACCATCTTTACAAGATTATAAAGCTTCATTAGAAAATCATTTTTATTATTATGGCAGGTAAATATACATCAGATAATAGCGGAAACATTCTTGTTGAATTTGACTACAATAATATTATTGTTGTTGACCCAAATAAAACAATTGACGCTTTTGGAAAAGTATCTGAAAGATTAATTGACCATGAAAATATGGTTATGTATGCTAATCTTGAGGCAGAAATAGTTCCAAGAACTAAGTTGGCTATTGGAGGTAGTCCTGAAGATAGACTAAGAACATTATCGATTGCCAAAATAAATTTTTTAAAACCTTCAAAAAACGGATATTTGGATGATGGTTATTATGATGAACTTACAGGTAAAAACACTGTAAATCAAACTGGTCAAAATCAACCTAAAGAGGAAACAATTTATCCTAAAGATGGTAGTAAGCCATATGTTGTAAATACTGTTGTTGACCCACAAAATGTGATTGATAATGGACTACTTGGTATTACAAGTATAGTTGTAAATACAAATACATCTTTTATACCATCAGTTACAATTGAACTTGAAGACGTACAAGGAAAGGCATTATTCCAACTTGGAAATAACTCACCGTATTCGGCGTTTTTTAACATGCCGTTTTGTCCCTTTTATTTAACTTTAAAAGGGTATTATGGACAAGCCATAAGATATCAGTTAAATCTTGAAAAATTTAATGCTAGATTTAATTCATTTAGTGGTAATTACCAAGTTACTTTAAATTTTCATGGATTTAAATTCAACGTATTAAATGAGATTTCAGTGGGTAATTTGGTTGCCACACCAAACATGTATAGTCAAAAATTTGATGTGACAAAATCAGTAACAGATTTGTCACAAAACAATACAAATGTGGAAGGACAAGTAAAACAATCAGGAAATAATAAACAAGCGTCAAATAGTAAAGATGCTATTGTTGAACAACTATTGACTGAAAAAGGATATCAAAAAATTGTTGAAGTTTATAGTGAATATAAATCAAAAGGATTACTCGCTCCAAATTTTCCAGAACTTACCTTAATTCAATTATCAGCCAAATTAGACAATTTTGAAAAAACAATTGCGGATTCATATAAAAAGGCGGACTTGGAACCACTGACAAATATTAGAACATATAAAGAAAATTTAAAAAAATACTTTGATGAAATAAGGGCGGCTCAAAATTCTTGGTTTAACACATTTTTAAATCCAAGGCCAATTATTTTAATCGATAAAACTTTAGTTTATACTTTTAGAGAAAATCTTGATACTGCGGCAAAAAGTGGTGCAGAAACAAAACTAAAAGAAATTGTTGAGAGATATAATGGACTTTTAGCGAATAACCCAACGTTAGGTAATAAATCAAAAACCGAAATTAAAAATAGTATTAAATATGATATTTTTAAAAAAGATGTTAATTTTAATTTAATAGATTGGAAAGAAACAACAAAAAGACAAACTGGTGTTACAACAGCAACAGCTGAAAGTATAAAAAAAATAATAGAAACATATAAAGATTTATTTAAATTAACTTTTGATATTGAAACGGTAGATATTGGAATTGCTAACATTCAAGTACCAATACCAAAGGCAATTGTTATGCCTAGTTTTTTTGTATTTGATGGAGAAGAACGATTTGATAAGACCATTTCAAGAATGGAAGCCGAAGCAAATAAAAAATTGTCAGAATACGAAACATTGTTAACTGCGGATTTAGCTAAAAAAATTGAAAGTTCTGCAACAGGAATTGGGTTTAAACCAACAGTAAGAAATATAACGGCAGTTATTATGGCATCTGCGGAAGCTTTTATTCGTTTAATGGATGATGTACATACAAATGCGTGGAATGTAAAATATGACCCAATAAGAAAACAGGCAATTTTAGATAACCCTTCATCAGCACCAAGCACTGAAACAAAAGACAAAGTTCCTATTTCTAGCGGAGCCCAACAAGAAAATCAAGGATTATCCACATCACAAATACCTGTTTACCCTTGGCCACAATTTTTTGTGGAAACACCAGAAGATAAAAAAGGAAGATTTCAGTTAAAATATATTGCCGACCCATCAATTGTTGACCAAACACAAGGATGGAATTATCAAGTATGGCCTGAAGTTGAGTTTGTTGAAGAATTTTTGAGAGGACTTGTTAAAAGGGCTGATAATCCAACATCACAACCTACAACAGATTCTAATACAGTAACAAATTTAATTAATATAAACGCTATTGAATTTCCGCAAACAGGAATTGCTTATCAAAATAAGGAAGAAATTAAGTTCTTTTATGAAATTTGGGAAAGACAATTATTAACATCTCATTATTCTGGTTTAATAAGAGCAAATCAAAATCAAGTTAGTGATTTAATCACTTTAAACATTGAAACAGAAACTAATAATATTGTTACTAGTTTAGGTGTTAGCTCACCTTATTTGGCATTAAAGTTAAAAAACTTTAATTATAATTCGAACGATTATCAATCTTTTTTGAAAGATATATCAAACCAAGGAACGGGAAGAGCGTATCAAGATTTTATAAAAGACTTTTATGTTACTCCATATATTAAAGGTATTACTGAAAATTCATTTAGTATTTTAAATGTTACCAATTTAGGTAAGACACCACAGAATAGTCCGCAATCGCCAGCATTAACTCAATTAGTAAAAAACGCATCAAATGAACCTTTAATTGTTGATACATATCCTTTTACAAATAATGAATGGGTGACTAAAAATATGAATTTGAGTTCTAATAATCAAAATCAATATGTTTATAATACAAATAAAGTTTTAACTGTTTTTCAAGATAGAAATGTAATTGCCAATTTTAATGATGTATATAACTATACAATTAATAGACCTGTTACAAATTTTTCATATTTAAATGTTAGTATACCTGCAATAACAAATTCTGAAGAATTAAACGCTTTTTATTTTAAAAGAAAACCAAAAGACTTTATTCCTAGTGAAGGGTATTGTTATTTTGTTTCTCCAAATAAAAATACGGGAAATCAGATACCAACAATACTTAATACGAGTAAAAAAACAACGTCAATTTTAAACACACCTTATTTTATAAACGCAATTCAAAATGGTGTATATAATGTAAGAGGAAAAGATAAACACCCATATATTCAAGCGGCATATCTTTTCTTAAACTCATTACCATTAGCATCTTTGAGAGAAAGATACCAATCTTTAAACAGTGAAAATTTGGATTATATCTCATCATGTTTAAAGAAATTTGGAGCAATACATAAGATGCCATATCCGTGGGTTTTAAAATTTGGTTCTTTATGGTATAGGTATAAAAAATATAAAGAATCTGGTATTGATATATTGGATGGAATATGGAGTAATTTTAATTATACTGAAAATTATGACCCAATAACAAATTCGATAGATAAAGAATATACTTTTACAAATACAGGAGAAGTTAATGAAACAAATATTGTTTTACAAGAAGAAGTTCAAATAGACGAAGGTCGACCAACAATAAAATTACAACCAGGATTTTATCCAAAAGTGGTTAATGATTTTAATGTATTTTATAATGGGTATGATTTATATAGTGGATATACGAGCGAAGAGATTCAAAAAAGTGTTAATAATGGGTTAAAAATATTTAACTTACAAGGTTCTAACATTAGTGGGATTCAAGGGTACAAGGCATTAAATTTAAAAACTTGGTCTGTTTTATTACCGGATAAAATAGATGATTACTTAAGTGGTTCAGATTGTGCTCCAAAAGACAACACTAAAGAAGAAAAGTATTTTGTTGTCCCTTCTTTCGGTGCAAAGTTTAATCAAACAAAATCAGAATGTTTTATTGGAAATACCACAGTTGTGGATTTAACAAACAACCCCTCAATGTATAATGGTTCAGTTAGATTATTATGGGGTTCTTCCAACTACGGTTATTTTGATAATGACCAAACGGTTAAACCAGAACCAGATTCTTATTTAAATTTTATTGACCCTAAAACAACGGAACAAACTCCAATGTCTTTATTGTCGGTTAACACATATTCAAAAATAGAAGAAATATTTTCTGTTTTTGATAAAAATGTTTTGGATAAATTTGAACAAGAGTTTTTAAATTTTTGTAAACCAGTTACAGATATAGATTTAGGGTTGATTACATTTGAACCTATTGATGCGTCTCAAATTGATATGAATAGTGGGTTTAAAAATTTCCAACTTTTATTTAGACATTTAATGACAATAAACCCTAAAGACAAAACAACATCAGAACAAATATATTTTGAAGATACTATAAACAATCAGTTAACAAATTATGTAAATATTATAAAATCTTTTTTAGAATATGATGTTATTTTGAGATATGGTAATCCATCAAATTATAATAGAAGGGTTTTTGATTCATTCATTTCATTAAACACAACACCAATAGTAGATAGTCCGATTCAGTTTAATCCGTATGTTGTTGGTAGTTTACCTTCAAAATCAGGACAAACAACTCTTCAAAGTTCTAAAATAAATTATCCATCTGAATGGTTGGCCTTAGAAACGGAAGTTGGATTTTCAACTATACCTGAATTAGTATATAAAAATACCGGTTCTTTTATCACTGATTTTTTTATTGATAATAACATAGAATTTAGTGTTGATAATATTGTCATATGTAATCAACTAATTAAAATGTATGCAACACAAAAATTAAATAATACATCGCTCAATAGTGTAGAATTTAAAGCGGATTTATATTTGTATTTGAGTGATATGACAAATTTGCAATACAACTTTTTTAATACAACTTTAACCAAAGTAAGAGCAACATTACCAAATTATCAACAACTACCTGAAAAAACAATACAAAGTGCAGTTGATGGACAAGTCGGTAAAGTTGAAACTTATGAATCATTCAAAGCAATAAATGATAAATGGATTGCTGGTTCTGATTTTAAAACAAAAACTTTATTTGAAGATTTTATGTTTTTGGATAGAGCGTCAAGAAATATTGGAGATACAATTTTAGTAGATATTTTTAGTTTAAAAAATACAATAAACGCCAATTCTTTAAATATGAAAATGAGTGTGTATACACTCATAAGCGGTATTTTGATAAAAAATAATTTTGTAATAATGCCATTACCGGCATATGTTAATTTTTATAATGTACAAGATGTAAATGGACTTATACAAGATAATGCTGAAGGTTCATTGGCTTTTGCAAATAACATGTGGGGAACATTTTTAAATGTTGATTATAGAAACTCAAGCCCAAAAATGGTTTGTTTTTATGCTAGCAAACCGTCAGGACTGTTAGATTTACCAAAAGGTAATTTTAGATTTAGGGATGATTCTTTTGAAATGAGAAGAGCGTCTGAAAATCCATTAATAGAAGATTTAAAAAATAAAAAAGATTGGGCGGTTTCAAATAAGTGTGTTGGGTTTAATGTGGATATTGGTATAAGAAATCAAAATGTGTTTTATTCTTTTAGTGTTTCACAAGATAATGGAAAGGCAACCTCCGAAACCATTCAAACCTATTTAGACATGTCTAGCAATTTTACAGGAAGAAATGTCGCAACACAAAATGTAAGTTTATATAATTTATATAAACAAAGAAGTTATCAATGCCAAGTTGTTAGTTTTGGTAATGCGATGATACAACCAATGATGTATTTTAATCTTAGGCACGTACCAATGTTCAATGGACCATATGTTATTACTGAAGTATCTCACACAATAACACCTGGACAATTCCAAACAAAATTTAGTGGAACTAGACAAGGAATATATGATTTACCTTCAATTGACAATTATCTTCAAAGTATTAATCAAAATCTATTAACAAAAATAGAAGATATGATTAAAACAAAAAAAGAAGAAGCAATTAACGTAACAATTACTAATGAAAACAAAACAGCAAAAACATCTCAAAAGTCTGATAATACTAAAGCAACAACTAATAGTTGTACTACTAAATTAGCGCCGGCTTATGAAAAATATATTGTTGAAAACGAAGTACAGACTAATTTAACTCCGCAACAATTGGTTGATGCCATTAATAGCAGAACTAATAACGAAATATTAAAAACAATAATATATTCAATATGTTATATTAGAACTTTCCCACTTCAAGAAACAGGAGGAGTTTTTAAAGCATCTAATTATAACATTGCTAATATAGAATTAGTTCAAGATTACGGAGCAACTAGTGATTATTTTTCACCAACGTATTATTGTTTAAATGTTGGAGGACAAAATAATTCTAATTCAGAATCGAAACCAATAGCGGCTTTTGCAAATTTAGATTTCTTTATTAATTTTATGATTTCTAGATTATCTAATAATGTTAATAGAATATTACAAATAGGATTACCAAAATATTACTCATGTTATTGGGTTCCAAATGGAGTTAGTGAAAGTGCGTATGATGTGAAAAATTATACTACGGCAATATCAAGTTTTAAATCTGCATTAAATTCTGCTAAAAGTGCTGGATTAAATAGTTCTAAAAATAAAGAATTATTGGAAGGGTCACTTCCGTTAGTGGAAACAACTAAGACAATAAATAATTTAAATATTGCACCATCACCAACACCTACTTGCCCACCACCAACGATTAATTCTTTTTCACCGTCAACAGGAACTACAGGTACTATTATCACTATTAAAGGTGTTGGATTAGAGTTTACGACAGGTGTCACAATTAATGGTATTTTAGTGACAACAGGTGTTAGTATTCTTAGTGGTGAAATGATTGTGGTTTCTATACCTAAACCGGCACAAAATGTTTTACAAGAAAATAATATTGTTATTAGTAGTTCAAAAAACATAGTGGTAACTAGTGCATCTAAACTTGTGTATGTCCCGAAATAATTTAATCCATTAACCGTATATTTATATAAAAAGTATTTTATGAATTTAAAATCAACATTAGACAATTATCTTGGAAAATCTGTTAGATATTCTGAGGAAGATAATGGAAACGGAACAAAAGAAGTTTGTGATTTAGATACAGGAGATTGTTATACAGTAAGAGAAAGAGACGGTCTTATTGAAAGGGCTGGTCATCAAGTTACTACAAACAGAAGAGTTAAAGTTGAAACCGCAAAGGGAATAAAACAATTATTAAACGGATAAAAATATGAGCTTAGATAGAAAAATATTAAACGAAATTGAAAGATACAGAAGTATCAATAATTATATTACAGAACAGAACGCTCCTTCACCAACAGAAGAACCCGGAGCTGATTTAGGTGCGTTGGCACCAGCACCTGGCGAACAAGGGGCAATTGCTCCACCAGCACCTGAAGGAGTACCATCCGCAGAAACCGCAACACCACCTCAAGTAATTGATGTTGATGTTGATAAGGATGTTGAAAAAATAGATGACGATGGTGAATCAGAAGAAACTGAAAGTTTAGAATCTGAAGAACTTGATGTTACTGATTTAGTTGACTCACAAAAAAATATTGAAAAAAAGCAAGATGAATATTTTGAAAACCTTTTTAGCCAAATTTCTAAAATGGAAGAAAAATTATCTGAGATGGATGCAATAATGAATAAACTTAATACTCTTGAAAATAAAATTGAAAAGTATAGAGAAAAGACTCCACAAGAAAAATTGGAACTTAGAACATACGACTCTTACCCCTTCAATCAAAAGTTAACAGATTTTTTTGACGACAAACAAGATGAAATGCAAAAAACAGGAAAAAATGATTATGTGTTAACTTCAGACCAAGTAACCGATATTAATAGTAACGATATTAAAAATTCATTCCAACCTAATAGCGGTGAGGATAATAATTATCAACAGTAATAAAAATAAT